AACTACCAGTGAACAACATATATTTACAGCCAACCTTAAGCGCCAGATCTTATTAGATTCGGTCCAAGGTCGGTCACCCAACCTAGCATTACTTCCTTTGGTTTCCTTACCAGAGTTAGAAGTGCTGATCGAGACGTGGTCGTTCTTTGAGACGATTCACTCCCGCTCATATACCCACATCATCCGTAATGTGTATCCAAACCCATCAATCGTATTTGACGAGCTAACTAGCATTCCTGAGATAGTGACATGCGGTACAGACGTGTCGAAATATTACGATAACCTAATGAACTATGATGGTGAGCACGGATCGCGCGAACATAAGAAACTCCTTTACCTATGTATGATGTCTATCTACATTCTAGAAGGGGTTCGTTTCTATGTATCATTCGCTTGCTCTTGGGGTTTTGCTGAGCTTAAGAAGATGGAAGGTAACGCTAAGATCATCAAGCTAATTGCTCGAGATGAGAACACACACTTAGCTGCTTCCTTAATGATACTTAAGAACCTAGTTAAAGAAGACCCTGAATTTGCTACGATTAAGGAAGAGACTGAGGCTGAGGTCGAAGGTATGTTCTTAACAGCAATTAAACAGGAAGAGGAATGGGCTGAATACCTATTCAAAGACGGATCAATGATCGGTCTAAATACCAAGTTGTTACAAGATTATGTACGATGGATCGGAGCTAAACGCATGAAGAGCGTAGGCTATACACCGAGCTATCATGTACAACAGGCTAACCCACTGCCTTGGACCGAGAAGTGGATAGGAGGTGGTAATGTACAAGTTGCCCCACAAGAGACAGAGATAACCGCATATATTGTAGGCGGTGTTAAACAAGACGTACAAGAGAATACGTTCAAAGGGTTAAGTTTATGACGAATATTGTAGTTTGGAGTAAAGACCATTGTGGCTACTGCACGATGGTTAAAGAGTTTTTAAATAGTAAGGGGTTGCCCTTTACAGAAAATAATATAGAAAGCGGTAGTTATACAATAGATGACTTGCGAGAAGCCGCTCCTCAAGCAAGGACAATGCCTCAGGTATTCTCTGGTAAGCATTACGTCGGAGGTTATACTGAAACAGTAGAGCACTTTTCGATGAACTTGGACGGCTTGTCGTTATGATAGGTTGCAGGGATTGTAATAAAACGTATAATGTATTACTACACGAAGATGGTCATAAGAGCTGTACGACGAACTTGGATATCGATATCCCGTTCTGTCCCTTCTGCGGGTATGAAATCGACCTTGAAGAAGGAACCTTCGATGATACCGAAATGGACATATAAAGGTAAGGAGTTTGGTCTAGAAGACGTTGGAGATTATTACGGGTTTATATACCGTGTAACCAACTTAGTCACTGGACACGATTACGTAGGAAGGAAATACTTTAAAAGCAAACGTAAACTGAAGCCTCTCATAGGTAGAGTTAACAAGCGTATTAAAGTGGTTGATACAGATTGGCAGGATTATTGGGGTTCGTCTAAACGGCTCTGCGCAGACATTGAAGAGATCGGTCACGGTAACTTCAAACGCGAGATTATAATGTTGTGTGAGACCAGAGGTAACACCAACTATTATGAAGCGAAGATACAGTTCGATGAGGACGTATTACTAAGGGAAGACAATTATAATGGCATCATTGCTATTAAGATTGGGATAGGAAGTGTTAAAAATATTATTGAATGAGTGTTGACTTTCATACCGTTATGCGTTATAATAGGTGTGTAAGAATTAAATTATTAAAGTATGGAGTAGATTATGGTAATCGTTGATTTTAACGGTATGGCAGTTGGTTCTATTATGGGACAACTTAACAGGGGCGAACCTCTAAGTGAAGGATTGGTTAAACATATCGTCCTGAATAACTTAAGAATGTATCGTCAGAAGTATCCTGAGAGTAAGTATGGTAATATGGTTATCGCTTGCGATTCATATTCTTGGCGGAAGGATGTTTATCCTGAATACAAAGCCTCACGTAAAACTAAACGAGATACAGATAAGATTGATTGGAAAGCGATATATGCTCACATCGATACTATCCTACAAGATCTACGAGAGAACTTCCCATACGCAGTAATACGTATTGATAACGCAGAGGCTGATGATATCATCGGGGCTTTAACTATACACAAGTCCGAACCTGTTGTGGGTGAGAACGTTGTTATCGTTTCAGCCGATAAAGACTTCATCCAATTACAAGCATACGGTCACGTTATCCAATGGAGCCCAATGTTTCAGAAGATGCTTAAGGAAGCTGATCCTACTAAGTATATCTTTGAACATATAATGAAGGGCGATTCGTGTGATGGTGTACCTAACGTAATGTCTCCTGATAACTCATTCACTGATAAGATTCGACAGACTCCAATGCGGATGAAGTTAATCAATGAGTGGTGGGAACATCGTGACGACCTAAAGGCTCATATGCCTGAGGAATGTTACAGGAACTATATGCGTAACAGGGAAATGATTGACCTACATAGAACTCCTGAAGTGATCAAGAGTGAAAGTGTGAGCTTATATGAGAACTATAAGTATAGCGAAAGAAGTAACATATTAACGTATTTGGTTGAAAACCAAATGAAACTACTAGTAGAATGCGCAGGGGAATTTTAATGGAAATATATGAGATCTTAGATGCTGTTGAAGAGTCACCAACTCGGGAAGGTAAGATCAAAATATTGGGCGACAACGATTGTTTAGCCTTACGGGATATTATGAAGATTAATTTTGATGAGAAAGTTAAGATACATGTATCTAAAAATATTAATTGGTTACCACAAGATACACAGGTGGCGAACTTACGGGATATCACCAAATACTTGGTGCCTCTAGCTAAGGGTGATGTGGAACAAAGTAGAGCTGACTCTTCATATAAGGCTATGCTAGAACAGATCCATCCTATGGATGCTATGTATCTAGATCAGGCTGTCAATAAGAAGCTGAAGATCAAAGGTTTGACCGAGAAATTGGTTAAAGGTGTTTGGGGCGATAAGGTAATCTAAATGCCTACTTACACGTTTAAAGATAACGACACAGGCGAACAGTGGGATGATATTATGAAGATCTCCGAGCTGGATAGTTATAAAGAAACAAACAACTGCAGTACTGTGATGCAGCCTGTCAAGTTTAATTATGGTAGTACGAAGGATATGTACGGGAAGTCCGATGGAGATTTTCGAAGTCGGATGAAAAACTTAAAGAAATTCTATCCACCAAACGACGCACTAAAGGAATGGTAATTGAATAAGAACCAGAAGAAAATTAGAATCGACGACCTCCCTAAACTAGAAGGGAGAAACCAGCGCCAACATAACGCCATCAGTGGTTGGGAAGAAGGTAAAAACCTTATTCTCAATGGTTCAGCAGGTACGGGTAAAACCTACTTAGCACTGTCAATGGCTCTAGAAAATGTGTTAGATGGAAACACACCGTACCACGATCTTATCATAATGAGATCTATTGTACCAACAAGAGATATAGGTTTCCTTCCAGGAGACGAAGACGAGAAGAAAGAGGCTTACACAGCCCCTTATAAAAGTATATTCAACGAGCTATTTGGTTGTTATACTGCATGGGATAATCTTAAAACTAAGAACCAACTACACTTCGAGAGTACATCATTCATTCGTGGTATCACATATAACAACTGTATCATTGTTGTTGATGAGATGCAGAATATGTCTCAACATGAATTGGAGTCGGTAATCACCCGAGTAGGTAGGCACTGCAAGATCATATTCTCTGGTGACTACAAGCAATCCGACCTTAGAGGTAAGGAAGGAGAAGGTGTTAATGCTTTCTTACGAATCCTTGCTAGACCTAAGATTAAAGACCACTTCACTACAATTGAGTTTACTTCTGCCGACATCGTAAGATCAGGTTTAGTTAAAGACTTTATCATCGCTAAAAATGGCGATTAATGTAGACTGGTGGGGCGCGTATGGCTACGGGGATATTATACATTCCCTTGGCTATGCCAACACATTCGCTAAGAAGTCTGGGGTTGAAGTTAACCTCAACATTCATTGGGACTGTGGGGAAGCTCGTAAGTTCCATGGATTAGATCCAGAAACTAAATTAGAAAGGTTTAAAATACTACAAGACGAGATTGTGATGTGTCACCGAGTCAATGTCACACACCATATGCGGTCAATGGGTGTAGTATATAACGGGATATCTAAAGTACCATCTGCAGGTTCGAGGGTATTACCAAGGTACAAGAACGTATTCGATGACACTATCTCCTTACATGCTTTAGTGGAACCTAAGAACCATTACAGTGTTGTTAAGAATCAAATCTGTATTTGGACACCTGAGTATAATATAAACGAGTTACACGACTGGAAGGATACATTGAAAGGTCGTTGGGAAGACTTTAGAAATATTATTGAAGATCAAGGATTTACTATAGTAGAGATCTCTTATAGAGAACCTATTAAAAACGCTATTAAGAAAGTTGCTACATCAGAGTATTGTGTTGGTTATGGTGGATTAGGTAAGGGCTTGGCTGGGTTATTCTGGAAGCCTCTGGTTAGTATTACACAGAGATCTAATAACACCTATAGAGAAACACCATGGGCTTATCCTGTTTCTGATGAAAAAACACTACATGATTTACTTCCTCTATTCGTTGAATCGAAAAGAAATATACCAGCAGTCCTAGAGGATTATCATCGGTATATCAATAATGACGCACTAATGCTAGGTAAATATGTTATCCAATAACGTCCCAGTCTGGATGATCCAAATATCAGACAACGAAATATCTCAATATTATAAGAACCACTGCCTCCCGTCTTGGACAGATAGGGATTATGTGGTTAATATGTTTGAGGCTATTACACCTGATACACTAGGTGATGAACTAGTCTTTGGTATGTTGAAGTCTAATAAAAGCACTAGAGAATTCACAGAAACTGAGAAAGCTGTTTGGTACTCACATTACTATTTGTGGGCGCAGTGTACAGAACCTATGATTATCATAGAACACGATACGATGACTTACGGTAAGTTTGACATCACCCCATCAATGAATTTCAAATTCTTAGCTGAATCTAATAAAGGTTTAGCCCCTGCCTCCGCTTACTACCTAACACCAGCCACCGCCTCTGACTTAATCTCAGAGTGTACTGGTTCTCCGATAACTCTTAACGTTGACGGATACATGTATGGTAAAGGTAAGTCCAATATGAAAGTTTGTAAACCTATTATACACTACGAAATTGGTACAACAATAGTACACAAATAAACTTTACTTTGTACCTGAATTAGTATATAATATAGGTATGAAAACATTTAATCA